AGCTATAGGAGCTAAAGCTGGAACTAAAGTTCGTCACAGAGCTGTCAAAAAAGTTACTACTAAAGGCGGAGATTACGTCAAGTATGAAAAGGGTTCAGGATCAGCTAAAAAGTTTCAGTCTGCTTTCAAAAAAGGATGTGCAGGTGGAGCTAAGTCTTTTACCTGGGACGGTAGAAAATATAGCTGCGCTAAAAAATAAGTGATTAGTATAAGTCAAATGCGGTCTTTGATCGCTAGTACTTGCTCAAAGTTAGGTGATAAATACGCTTCTGAGGAAGCAGTTGACTTGGTATTAGCGACTGGGATTGTTGAATCCAGGTACGAATATATTAGACAGATGGGAGACGGCCCTGCTCGTTCGTTCTGGCAAGTAGAGCCCGCTTCCGCTGTAGATAACCTAGCTCATTATTTAGTTCATAGGTCTAGTCTCATGCAAAAATGTGCAGAGGCTAGTCTTGTTGATGTAAAGCATTGGCAGAATTATGATGAAAAAGTATGGGCTGATATATTAGAAAAGAATATTGCATCAGGAATAATTCATTGTCGTTTAAAGTATTGGAGAGTACCTAAGAGGATGCCTAATACATTGGAAGGACAAGCTGATTACTGGAAGAAGTATTACAACACAGAGGGTGGCAAGGGTGACCCTGAACATTTTATTGAATCTGTAAAGAAGTGGTTAAGATGAATGGTCTAAAACCTGATAAAAAAGTAGAGCAAGTTAGAAGCGCTGGTAAATATGATGAATATGCTAATAGAGCCAGGAAAATGAGAGAGGGTATGGAAAGACCTAATCTTGATAAGTATGGGAAGAGAGTTGGAGAGTCAACACACATAATGGTTAGTGCAAATATTGACGATAGAAATGTTGCATTTCCTACATTGTTTCCACATAAGGAAAAGGCTGGAAGATGGGTTGATTATTCAGGAGGTCAAAAGGAAGGTGGAGGGTCAGATATATCAGGAGCTTATTATGAGGCTAGACAACGTGGAGAGGTATTTGAATTTGGTCAAGACGAAGGAGAAGCAAGAAAATTCGCAAAGGGAAGTTGGAAGGATAAATAATGGCTAGAATGACAAATAAGAAAAGAGCACAGCAGAATAAACAGCTTTGGGATAAGGCAAACTCATCTCATCGTCAGAGGTGGCAGGTATTAAGTCAGAAAGGCTTTGATTTTTATCTAAACGAACAGCTTACGAAAGAAGAATTAAGTGCTCTTGACGAAGCTGGAATGCCAACATTCACTATTAATAGAGTAACTCCTATTATAGAGATTATGAAGTACTTTGTTACGGCTAACAATCCAAGATGGAAGGCTGTAGGAGTAACTGGTGATGATGTAGATGTCGCTCAAGTACACTCTGATATAGCTGATTACTGTTGGTATAACTCTAATGGAAAATCAATATACAGCCAAGTAGTTTTAGATAGTCTTACAAAGGGTATCGGATACTTCATGGTTGATGTTGATAAAGATGCCGATAGAGGAATGGGTGAAGTTGTATTTAAGAGAATTGACCCATATGATGTATATGTAGACCCTGCCAGTAGAGATTTTCTATTTAGAGATGCTAATTTTATATCAATAAGAAAGAATGTAACCAAGACTCAGTTAAAGAATTTATTCCCTGAGTTTGCTGGGAAGATAAATAAGGTTACAGGCAAAGCTGACTATGTGAGTTATTCTCAAAGACCTACAATAGCTGCTGAATCTATCCAACCTGAAGATATTACAATGGGTATAACGATAGAAGGCGAAGATGACGATATTATTCCATATTATGAAACATATGCTAAGAAAAAGCACGCATATAGAAATGTATTTATAAAGGTTTTGCCATCTCCTGTGCAGATGCAGGCGATAAAAGAGTCAGTAGAAGATGATATGGCTGAGGCTGAAAAAGAAATTGAAGTTCAGTTAAAAGAAAAGATGTTAAGTATACAGCAGTCATTAGAAGCTGGTGAGATTATTCCTGAAAGGGCTCAGCTAGAGACTGAAAGAGCTAGTAAGATGGCTGAGCAAGCTATAGAAGAAAAGAAAGTTCAGCTAACTTCAGAAGCTCAAGATGCTGCGACTATCATTGATCAGAAGATAATGACTGAAGAAAGTTATAATATTCTTGCAAATAGTGATGAAATGCAAGATCAGATTATTGAAGCTATACAGTTCTATGAAAATAGAGTTCATTTAACTTGTACGGTTGGTGACGATATTTTCTTGTATGAAAGGGTATTGCAAGTTACAGAGTATCCTATTATTCCTATCCCTTATATGTATACAGGAACTCCATATCCAATGAGTGCTATTACACCTTTAGTTGGTAAACAACAGGAAATTAATAAAGCTCATCAGATTATGTTACATAATGCGAACCTTGCGTCTAATCTTAGATGGATGTATGAAGAAGGTTCTGTTCCTGAGGAAGAATGGGAACAATACTCATCTTCACCTGGGGCTTTGTTAAAGTATAGACAAGGATTCTCGCCTCCTACCCCTGTATTACCAGCTCCTATCAACAACGCTTTTTATACTATTACTCAAGAGGGTAAACAGGATGCTGAATATATATCAGGTGTTCCATCGTCAATGATGGGATTTACTCAAGATCAGCCTGAGACATATAGAGGATTACTTGCGAATGACGAATTTGGTACTCGTAGATTAAAAGCATGGATGGGAAGTATTGTAGAACCTGCTTTAGAATATTTAGGTAGATGTTTTCAGATGAGGGCTCAAAGTCATTATACTGTTGAAAAAGTATTTAGAATTGTACAGCCTGAAGCAGGTCAGCAACCTGATGGAGATAAAGAAGTAAGAATTAATATTCCTGTATATAATGATTATGGTAAAGCAATATCTGTATTCAGGAATTATTCATCTGCAAGATTTGATATAAGAATTATAGCTGGTACTACGATGCCTATTAATAGATGGGCATTATTAGAAGAGTATTTCAAGTGGTTCCAAGCTGGATTAATAGATGATATTGCTATGATAGCTGAAACTGATATTAGAAATAAGAAGCAAGTAATTGAAAGAAAATCAATGTACTCACAGCTTCAAGGTCAAGTCTCATCGATGGAAGAGGCTATTAAAGATAAGGATGGAACTATCGAAACATTACAGCGTCAATTAGTACAGGCTGGTATAAAGATGAAAGTCGGAGATGCTGCAATGGAAGTTAGAAAAGATGTTCTTCAAACTGAGGCTCAACAGAAACTCCTAAGAGGGATGATGAAAGCTGAATTTGATAGAATGAAAAAAGAAGGTGTTGCCCCTGAAGAAGCTGGAGAAGCAGAATAGTGGCTTGGACTAAAAGAGGCTATCCAAGTATGGCTAGAAAAGGCCGTAAGAATGGTAGATGGATAGACGGAAGTAGTCAAACTCATTACAGAAATAAAGCAAAAGCAAGTCCTGGTAAAGTTGTCCATCATTTAGATGGTAATAAATCAAACAACAGCAGGTCAAATGTTAGTGTTATTAGTAAGGCTAAACATAACAAAGTTCACCCTGAAAAAGGTGGAACAAGAAGATGTGGTAAAGGATATAGTTGGAGTAAAAAATCAAAATCATGCATAAAATTAAAATAGTTGTTTCTTTTACCAATTTTTTGTTAACTTAACCCAACAAAAGGAGTTTTAAATATGGAACAAGAACAAGTAGGCAACGCAATAGAAGCCCCCGAAAGTGATTTCCAGACCCTCAGTGACATAGAATCTGGAGATTTCTTTGAATCTTTGGATTCAGATGTAAATGGAGGTATAATAGATAGCGAATATTCGCAGTCAACCTCGCAAGATTTAGGTAATAATACACCAGCGAGCCCTAGCGGAGTTCAAGAGCAAGACGGTATTAATACAGACGTTTTGCAAAAGAGGTATAGTGATTCAAGTAGAGAAGCTAAACGCCTTAACGGCAAGCTTAACGAACTTGAACCATATATGCCTATACTCGATGCAATGAGAGAAGACCCTAATTTAATTCAGCATGTGCGGAATTATTTTGAGGGTGGTGGTCAAGCACCAGAAAGTATGGCTCAAAATATGGACCTTCCGGAAGATTTTCAATTTGACACCGATGATGCTTTTACTGATCCACAATCGGATTCAGCTAAGCTATTCGGTGCTACGGTCGATGGTATTGTACAAAGACGACTTAGCAATGAGCTAGGAAAACAGAAGACAGAGAACCAGAGACTTGCACGAGAAACTGCTTTTAGACAAAAGAGTGATATGACCGACGAAGAATGGTCTACTTTTGTTGACTTTGCTAAGAATAAATCGCTTGAATTAGATGATATATATTATCTCATGAAGAGAAAAGAACGTGAATCTAATATTGCTGATAACGCAAGACAGCAAGTTGCTTCACAGATGAAAAAGGTTCAGGAGCAACCACGTTCATTAGCTACCGCAGGAAGTGCGACAGTTGAAACATCCAAAGACGATCAGGTATTTGAAACATTACTCGGTATTGACCACGAATTGGACAATGCGTTTGGCTAATAGCTGATATTTTTCTCAGCCATTTAGCGAACGCTTAATCGTAAATAGGAGAAGGTAAAAA